TTTTCGATGACTATGATTTCTTCGGGATGCATTAGATCACCCCCGGAATTACTGTGAGCTTGCCGGACAAAAGAATCTTCGCCTTTCCTCCCGGATCGATTCCAAGCAACTCGTAATACCCGTCGATCTTTGAAGTGGCGATCCAGGCATCTCGAATTGCATCCGTGCGTGCTGCGCTAATCGTTACATCAAGCCTTCCTTCTGCTCCGGTCACTAAGATCCCATCTGTCTCATCAATTGAAAGAGCCGGGGTTTCATTCTGCGAAAACGTACGCTTCGCTTTCATCTGGAAAAGCCATCCGGTAATATCAATCGCTACTCCAGCTGAGTCCTTATACAAAAGCGTGAATTCGAATGTCGCGCCGGCAGAGATTGTGAAGTTCTTTGTTGCAGCCATTATGAAATCTCCGCGTAAGCCTCACATTCAAACAACATCGCAGCAAAGACTGCCGTCTTCTCCGCACGCTCCTGCCGGCGCACCTTTGTGCCGATCAGAGTGAGGGATTTTCCGATTGCATCCCCTGTGTCCGTGTCGATCAATTCGCAAAGGGGATTCAAAAGAGCGTCCTCGATTTCGCCACAGATCAGATCGCTTTGCTCCTCTGGATCTGCAACACCGCCAGTATAAACAGTGATAAGAATCTGACTGGTCATTTTGTAAGTGTGCAAATCATCCAGGCGATCTGCCGGTTCATCCATTGATGATACAACAACAAAAGGCATCTCAGAGAAATCAACCGGGCGGTCCCGAAATTTTGAAATGTGCGCAGAGTCAACACTGGTCGAATTTGCAATTTCGTTTATGATTGCTGTTTTCAGTTTTGCGCGAATGTTCATACGATTTCTCTCTTGAGCTTCACAAAGTAGCACCCCATCCCATCAGGCTGTGGCTCAGAAAGCAAATAAGAAATTCCACGGATGATGATCCTGCACCCGGACGGGATAAGAGAGAGAAGAGAAGTGCCGATCAAAACGTCCACTGGCGGCAGATAAATCATGATGCCAGGACTTGAGCTCATCGCCGGGATGCCGGTTTCTGGATTCAGTGTTTGGTAAGTTTCAGAAAATACTACTGGGATTTCTTGTGAGATGGTTGGGTCAACGAGTGGATGCTCGATGGTTGCGGACTCGGTAAACTCAGCATCGAGTGAGTGAATGGCCGCATTGTCTGCGGCCATTCCGTCCAAGAAAAAATCGCTCATTCAGATCAGGCATCAACCTGTGCTACAATATACGAATCCACTTGATGTGGCGCTGGAAGTGGGCGAGAAATGACCTGAACGAATTGCGCGCTCGGGTTATTTTCTCTCCATGATTTAGGGAAGCGTGCGACTGGAGCCAGGGAATCCAGGTCGTCTACCGCGCCGTAAAGCATCTCTGAGCGTGCGTCTGGATTCCCAAGGAGAATCTTTTTCGCAGGCACCAGATCAACTACGGTCGGGTTATCCGGGTCCGTGTAATCGTCGCGAATCGTGCCCATGTATTCAAACACATCCAGACCTTCAAAGCGCCCAACATACACAGCACCATCAGTGAGGTATGTGGGGAATCGCATTTGAATATCGATCTGGCTGGATCTGGTATCCTTCGCCATGTCGCGGATCACAGAATGCGAAAGGAACATATCGGTAATGTCCCCTGCGAATACTGCAACCGTTGGAACTAAACCGGAATCTTTCGCCACCTTTCTCTTCAGCTTGCGCAGAGTTTCAAGCGGATCTGAGCCGGATGCATCCCACAGTCCACCGTAACCGGAGGTTACTCCTGCGGAGCTTACATTGTGATCCGCAGCGCGGCCGAAAGAAATGTCTGCAGCAAGATCATTGCCGCGTACGTCTTTCGTTTTTACCGCATCATTGAAAAGTGCCTGAGAACACATCAGCTCCTCGGTTCTTCCAATTGCGTCTACCATAGCGAGCAGATCGCGTGCGAGTGTCGCCTGCGCTCTTGCCATAGGGGAAACGGAATTGTAAAGAGCCTCGCCAGGACCACGGCGAAACGCTTCGCGCGCAGTGGTAATCATGGTGGGCTTCAGAGGGAACGGCTTGTAGGTGTAAGTCGAATAGTCCTGACGTTCCATCAGGGTTCCTTCTTGGTACAGCCTCACGTGCGCCGCTCTGCGCTGTGCTTCTTTGTAGATGTCGATGTCTACGGCTTCGGTATCAAAAGTCTTTTCTTGCTTGAAGAAAAGGTTTCTGAGGAAAGCAGTCGGCGCTCTCATTTGCATGAGAGCAGGAAGCATCGACCTCGTTTCGAATAAATTGTCTAATACGCCGCTCATTGTGTTTTTCTCCTTAGTTTTGGATGGATGGGCTCACGATAATTCCGTAATCGCGAAGCGCCTCACGTACAGTGTCATCCAGCTCGCCGGTTGTGGTGAACACCAGAGCGGATTCGTTAAAGCGACCGGTCGTATAGACCGTGCCTTTTGCATCACCACTGGTGGCGTCTACGTCCTCAAAGACGATGAATCGCGCAGCATTGTGGCCGTCTGATTCAGATGAGTCGTAAGCAACCACTTTTCCAGTGGAAGTTTCGATCGCCGCTACCTGACCACGAACCAAGTTCTCGCCGGACTTGACCGTGATATTCCTGGTAGTGGGGTCCGGATCTTGGCCGGCGATCAGATTGTCATAGTTCGATGTGTCCAATAGAGACATATCAGTTTCCTCCTGCAGATTTGCCGCTTACGGCTCGCGCCGCTTGAATCAGGCCCTCGGTTACATCGTCGATTTCAGAAGCGGTTTCTGATCCGACCGATCTCATGTCTGCCGGCAATTCTGCCGCATCAGCAATGATATTGCTTTGGAGCGCAGCACGGCGTTTTTTTTCTTCAGCGTTCACAGCCAGAAGAACGTACGCCGCATCGACTCCGGTTTTGAATTTCGCTTCCGCGATCAGCGCATCGTATCCCTTGATTTCCAGATCCTCAATCGCCTGGATTCTCTCACGCTCAGCTTTCACACCGGCATCAAAGGATGATTTTGGATCCTGCGCTACAACTGGAGCCGCCGGTGCAGGTTCCACTACCGCTACTGCCGGCGCGACAGGCTGAACATCTGCCGCAACATTTTCAACTGCCACCGGACCCGATGGTGCAGGACCGGAAGCCATGAGGCCAAGAGCCTCGCGCAAACCCATCACACCATCGGCCATCTTTCGTTTGATTGCATCAATTCCCACGAGAACACCTCCGCGTCCAAAGTCAGACAGCACAGTCTCCCGTGAGACGTTCCTGCCTTCGCTGACCTTCCCCACAAAAATTTCTGCTAGAGCGTCAATCGTTTTTCTTACTTCCGCCATTCCTTCATCAGACGCAAGGTCCGGGCGTTTCATTGGGGACTGCGAAGAAACAACCTGATAGATCTTGATTCCTTTGCTTTCAAAGAATCCCTTAGCATCCATGTAGGTGGCTACAACGCCGATCGACCCGACCTCAGACGTCTCGCTCATTACAAGAAAATCAGATTGTGACGCAATCCAGTATGCCGCAGAACATGCCATGCCCTCCACGCATGCAACTACCGTTTTCTGTGATGCCGCAATGCGCGCCGCAAATTCCCCAGTGCCAGAAACCTCTCCGCCAGGAGAATCCATCATCATCACAATCGCACGCACGGCAGGATCGGATTCAAGCTGAGTGAGCGCAGAGTTGAGCATTTCGTAAGAAGTGCCTCCATACCACATAGCGTCGTCCTCTGATTTCCATAGTGCACCAGAGATATTGAGAAGGCCGATCGATCCGACTACCGCATGCACAGTTTTCTGCGGAACAGACTGACCAGGCATCATATCAGCACGCCTTTCTTTCTTCTCCGACATTATCACCTGCAGGGTTTCCAGCGCTTCTGGTTTGATTGCGAAATATCTGTAGCTCATTGACCTTCTCCTTGTGGTTGCTGATCAGAATTCTGCGGATCTTGATTTTTCTGGAAACCAGATCCGGATGATTGCGAAGGCATGCCGATCGTCACACCTTTGTCCTTCATCATTTGTTGTTCGGTTGCAAGGATTGTGAGGATGTGCTCAAAATCCATTCCGGTCAATCCGGCAGCTTCAAGCGTACGAGTAGAGAGCCCTGCCTCGATTCTGGAAATTGCAGCGCTCACCTCTTTTTGTGGATCGAGCAAGCCAGCCGCGTCTCCAGTCCACACCGCATTACACCATGCTTCGCGCACGTAAGGATCGGTCAGGAATCCTGGCAGATCAAGCATCCCGAACGCAACCTGCTCAAACAACCAGTTCTCGTAGATCTGCTGATTCCATTTTCGGTTGAACCAGACACGGTCGATTTTTGCGACACGCTCCCAGTCAATGCGCGCGCCACGCGAAGCGGAGTAGGATGATGAGTAGTGCCGCATGAGAATTTCGTAGGGGATCTCCAATCCCATGCCGGCAAATTCCATCATACTTTGCATGAACGCGCCAAACGAATTGTTTGGACGGCCCGGAGCTGACAGGTTCATCTTCTCGCCATTACGCAAATGCTGAATTGTCCCTGGCACAATATCGTATCTTGGAGGAGTTGCATCCGGAATCCCGGCCTCACGCTGAAAGAAGTTTGTGATCGTAGAACTCAAAGCGTCATCGTTTGACGACTCGACAAAGCCAACGAAGAACGAGGAAATCACAGCGGCCATAGTCTCCGCATCCATATATCTCCCGATCTGCTTCAGATGGCTCATCATAATTGTGAGCATTGGAGTCCCACGCTTCGCACCTGGACGATCCTGCCGCATCAAGTGAATGGCATTCCTTCGTCCGCTTTTACCGCCGAACGCAGGAAAATACTGCCATGTGTCTTGCCATAGTGCCTTGCGAAATCTGAAATGATAGCCCAGAGGTTCTTCATTCGGACCAATTACAACGCCACCGCGCAACGCCGCATTGTCCGATTGATAGTTTGGATTTGAACAACGATCTCCCTCAATGACTTTGATGCGGAAAGAAAATGGCGAATTGGGGCGCTCGATTCTTGGAAAAACTGTAAACGAATCACCGCAAATCAAAAAGGTGCGATACGCTTGATCCTGCAACTCATAGTAATCGCATTGGTTTGATGCGTCCGCTTCCTTGACCCACATCTCCCACAGCCGCTCGATTTCGTTTTCCTTCTCGCGTACTACAGTGTCTGCCAGGCCAACCAGCTTTGGATCTACAGCCGACTGCAACTTCAAGCCGGACCCGATGACGCTGGATGTTTTCGTGCGGATCGCTCCTCCGCCTACAACATTGTTTGTGTACAGATCCCTGCTGCGCTCGCGAAGCCTCTGCATCCCAAGCAGAGTATCATCCGGATCTCCGCTAAAAGCATACCATCCCTGATTTGCCTGGCTTGTGATTGATGCGCCATCATACGGAGTGCCGCCACCGTGACCGACTTGCGTGTCTACGATTGCCATCACCTTTTGCTGAAGCTCATATTTCTGGATCTTTTGCTGAGTTTCAATCAGCTCCAGTTTTTCTTTTGCGATTTGAAGTTTCGTGCGTCGAGCCATCTGAAATCTCCTTAACGAATGTCGCGCGGGATCGCGACCTTTTGCCTATTGCTTGTGACTCCGCTAAGATCATTCACCATGCTCTGCCAGTAGATCATCTCCGATTTCAGCGTAAGAATCTCCTGACGATTCACCGTCATGGACGATCCTCCGTTCATTCGCGTGTAGCCTTTGCCGGACAAAGCGTTCTGGTATGCTTGAGTGGCGCGCTCGAGATTTTCTTGTGCCTGCGCTAACGTGAAAGATGCCATGCACCCCCCACTCACGGGCTGGACGCTTGGTCAATCCTTAATCAGGATCATGCCAATCGGCACGCAGGCCGCGTGCTGGTCGGTGCGATGGCTTCAACTGCATCCCACTTGGAGCGCCCGACATTCTGGGCGGAGCCGGCGCATCTCGCTTTTGTTGTTTTTGGATCCTGCGATCGCCCTTGATTGTGGAATTAAATTCTTCCCGGATGCGATCCCGCTGAACATCAGTGAATCGATCAACGCTCAATCCGGGAGCGGCAGCACGCGCATAGACTCGGCAGTCCAGGGCCTCCGCTCTTTTCCCAGGAGGAAGCACCCAGCTAAAGTCGACACCTCCTCCCTTCTTGTTTCTTTGCACCAAAGATTCTGCGGTGAGTTGCTTGAACCAGACATCATCGTATGACGGGAAGTGCACAAAGCCTGCCGGATAAGTGCCGTCCTCGTTCTTGGGAAGCCTGAGCAAAGTGTAAAGTTCCATCTTCGCGATAGATACACCAACACCCCACAGTCTAACCCCGTTTGGAATCCGCTTTCCGCGAATATCTACGTCTACGAATTTCGGAGTCATGAGAATTTGATTCGCGGAATCCATTCCTTTGACTGCCATCACGCGCCCAGGTGGATGCCGGCGTGCCCAATCGTATACGTACTGAGTGAACGCACCAGAGTCAACGGCAAGCATATGAATCGGAAGCGAGCCACCTTCTTCGTGCGCAAACTCCTCGAGCAAAAGTTTGTCCAGGCGCTCCCACAACTCGAAACCTTCTGGTGCGCCATCAATGATTCTGTAATCAACTGACCAGGAAGTTTTTCCAGATCCCCATGCGACGATTTCAACTTCAGCACGGTCCTTCTGAATATCCACGCCGGCAGTGATGATATACCCTCCGGAAGGAATCAATCCACGCGGATAGTTTTCCTTTCGCGCGGAAAGAATC